AGCTACTTCAGGTGTGCAGTGGAACCACTGGCAGAGGTTGATAATCATCTCAGCCTCTACCAGTTCGTCCGGCTTTGTTACAACAGTTCCATCTGAAGTGACGGCATTGGGGAAATCTCGCCAGAGGTCAAGTCTTTTCCCAGGTCTTCGTCTGCTCCAGACATACCCTGTGTCCATCCCTGGAACAGTCCAAGGATCAGAGCAATCTCCTCATCAGGAAGTTCCGACAGAGGAACATCGTTCTCGTCATCATCAACCATATTCCAGGAGACAGCGTACTCGCTGATAATCTCAGCAATCTTGTCTGCCAGTTCCAGAACGGCTTCTGTATCGTTGTCATCGATCTTGTCGAACTTGGTCATCAGAGGAATGAGAGTCTTGAATGTCTTGATCTTGAGTGCCTTCATGACAACCTCAAGTCCATCATAATCACCATCGAACTTGACAGTGACAGTAGTGATCTTACGCTTGTAAGACATAGTAGTAATCTCCTAGAGTTTCTTAGGTCCAGGCAGGAATGTCACCAGAAGCAAGTGCGAAAGGCACTGCCCAGGTAAGCTCTCCTGAGTCCGAACGGGACAATGGATAGTCGGTCAACAGCACTGTAAGCGCAGGAGTAACACCAAGTGAAACTCCTCCAACTGTGATATTGATCGTACGGGCAACAGCAGCAGAACCAGTGATGGTCTTGAATACGTCGTGAGACTTGTTGGTGTCCGGATTGAAGGTACCGTTCATGGTTCCTGTGAAGTCAACCAGACCAAGGATGCGCTCGTATGCGTACTTGTCGATACCCGTAGTCTCGATTACTCCACGTGGTGTGGCGAAATCAAGGGAACGAACGTCGTTCTTGATGTCTCGAAGTGTTGGAGTGTTGTCAGCAACTGACAGTGTAGTCCACCCCAAACCTGATTGCTTAGGCATATCAGTCTCTTTTCTCGATAGCGGAAATAATCTTGTCCTGAACCTCGGCAAACTCTTCTACCCAGAACTCAGGCTTGGTGTGGGTACGTGTTGCTGTACCCTTTGGATTCCCTCTGTGATCTCCACCCTTTACGATGAAGAGTTCAGGCTTATCCAGTCTCTTTGTATGTTCTCCCATGCAACGCGTGCCCGGTGGATACTCAAAGATTGTCATCCCGAATTCATCGCGTGATTCCTTGGGTGATCTTTGAGTATCCTTTCTCAGAGCTACGGCATTCTGCTGTCCAATAACCTTGGCCTCATCCACAGATACCTTAAAGCCTCTTGCCTGATATGGACAGTTGACTTCTTCGCATGTGGCTGGTGCCCAGTGTGAAGACTTTGGAGCACGGATACCAAAAGTGGTGTATAGAGATGCCGGACCATTTACCGGCATTCTGTTAAGTTCTCGCATTGTAGTAATCTCCTTATGGTTAATCAGCTAGGACAACGTATTCATTCTTTACCAGATTAACTGCAAAGGTAATGGATGAGAAAGTCCCTGCTGTAGTTGATACTCTGACGTATCGATTGAGCTGTTCAGTAGCAGTACCCAGGGCCTTGCGCTCAGAGGTCACTCCAGTTACAGAAGTAAAGGAAGCAACAGTAGCAAAGGTCAGATTATCTGCACTGTCTTCTACTGTAATTGTACAGTTAGTACCCGTGAAGGCGGTAACGTGCAGATATCCCTGTGCTCCAAAAGACTTCGATGCAAGAGTATCAATGGCAGTTCCATTGGTAGCCGTGACATCAGTACGTAGTCCTGCGGTTAGCGCTCTTCCCCAGTCCAGGCCATGAGCGTTTGACTGGGCATTAACGGAGAAGGTCAGTGCTCCGTCATCCGCTCTGTTCCCTGTGTAGTCAATCTGCTTTGCTACCAGTGAAGCTGCTGGAGATCCCAGTGTAGTTCCACGAAGATAGGTAAGCAGTACATCTGTGTAAGGAAGAGCGGATAGTGGAACATGCTCTCCAGTCGGATTGAACAGAGTAGTGAACTCAATGTTACCCGTGCGAAGTCCGCCTTGTCTTTCATAGGCGTACTTGTTGATAGCAGTGAAGTCCAGTGTTGAGATGCTTCCACTGATAGTACTCAGTGCGTTGACATCTCCTGAAAGATCATAGGAGCCAACATAGAAATTGTCTCCTAGACCACTTTGCTTTGGCATATTGACTCCTTAGTCTACTTCTTCCCATACGTCATTGACGATTAGAGGAAGAGTGATTTCCATTACTCGGTAAAGCTGTTCGTCAATCTTGACGTATCCAGCAATTGTGGAGAGTTCTTCTCCATGTGCTCCACCAATATCAATCATTCGTACAGTATCACCGAGAGTGAAGTCTCCATTGAGTCTTCCCATCACAGCGTCAAGAGCCTTAATGAGATAAGCCTCGGAATCATCACGTGGAAGATTATTGGCAGGGTAATACAGTGCCATGGCAAATGCTACTCGTGCAGATGTGTAGTCTAGTCCACCCTGTACAAAGTTGATTCGGTCAAGTACCACACTGCACGATACACCATTACCAGGAGCATTGTCCGGTTCATGAGTATTTACAGAGTCGAAATGACCAGTTGCCTGTGCATGGCTCACAAGCTTACCCATTAGGGTATCGATATCCAGCATAGTAATTCTCCTAGTCGAGTTTGCGTAGCCACTTCATACGGAATGTTCTTTCCGCAATGTTGTCTGCTCTTCCATCAATAGCATCTGCCTCATTCTCAAAGATATGATATCCACGGAATCGAGAAGTACGATTCTTCTTCCCAATTCCTTCTAGCCAGGGGCCATAAACAATTCCCCGGTCATTAATCTCTGTACCTCTTCCAGCACTAGAGATATGAACATTGGATTCATAATGACCTGTTGGATGTCTGAAGTGAACATGCATTCGTCTCTGGATACCACGAAGAGCTTCCTTGGCGATATCCTTCTCGGCATCCTTGGCAAAGTCATCAAAGATCTTAATGGCTCTTCCATTGAAAAGAGGACCATCATAATCAACAGTCTTCATTAGATAGCTCTCAGTCTGCTACGTCTTCCGTAATCCAGTCGGACATTCTTACGCAGCTCTGACAGACCCTTACCTGAAGACTCTCGCATGTTGTCTCCTGTACCCACAGTACGTGCGTAAGCTGACTGTCCTTGCATGATGGTATTCAGAGCCTCTGCGATAGCCAGTTGACGAACAGGACCAGGGAATGCGAAACGCTCTACAGCGTCTCCTGACGTGTGTGAGGCAGTGGTTGACCCATTGATACCTCTGACTACTGTGAGGCTGCGAGGAGCCCATACAGAGGCCGTCGTGTGTGCAGCCAGGACAGTACCGTCATAGGCTCTCTGTACCGTAGCCGTTGTACCTGCTACGTCAAGCACAAGCATTCTCTCAGAATCCACAAGAATGGTCTCTCCTGGATTCAGGTTTCCTGATGTCAGTCCTGTAAGGGTTACAGCATTGTTAGCGGCCGTAAGAGATACGTCATCAAGAGTATCCACCATGGCCTTATTGCTTACGTTAATCCATTCTGTACCAATACGGATCATATCTCCCACGCCAACCTGAGACGAATCGTCAATTGGAATAGCAGTTACCGAGCTGTTGACAGTGGCAGTAATCGTTGTTGCAGCATCCCAGATATTCTGGTAACCCCAAGTTCCTGCCACTACTGTCTGTCTCTGATGAGTAGCCTCAGCGTCAAAGTTAGCAGTAGAAGCAAGGTCAATCTCAATGCGATTGAAGGGTGGTCCCTCATTCACTGGCTCAAGGAAGTAATCGTTCGTTACGATAGTCGTTCCCCCAGAAGTCACTGAGGTAGCCGAGATCAACTGAGCAGGCTCATCGATCCATTGTCTGTATGTAGAAGATCGACCACCATCAGGAAAGTCGAAGTATCTGGTTGTGATAGTAGGATAGAAGACTCTTCGTGTAAGGTTCTCTACGCTACGTGTAGCTGCTTCTACAGCACGGTCAATGACACGGTCCATTCGAGTAGCTGTCTTGATGTCGAGAGATTCCTTTACGTCCTCTCTTGTGCAATAAGTGATTCCCATTTGGAACTCCCTCAATTAGTCGTTATGTATATTCTACAGGAAGTATTGCCAGCCATCAAAAGGACAATACAACTCGCCATTGGGACCAGTCAGTAGTGTAATACCATCATTAGGACAATCGATAGGAAGGGTAGTCTCCCAGTCGGCTTGTTCCTGTTCGGCCTCTTGATAGATAGAGATAATAGTCCAGTAGCCCATTAGCTTTCTCCTTATACGAGTAAAGGCCGTACCGCATATTGATATACGATACGGCCTTTACGAATTGGATTAGGCAGCTACAAGAGTAGCGCCATCTGTCAGAGGAATCCATGTCACGTTAAACGTGATAGCTCCATCTGCGGACAAAGCTCCTACGAACTCAATCTGTCCTGTGGTTACCACTGTGTCAAGACGTACTTGTCCACCACCAAGGAAGGCAGGGGCTACAGTAGTTCCATGAGTCAGACCAAGAGTAGATCCTACAGAAACATCGGTGGCACCAAGAGCTGTAGCCGTAACTAGAGTCGTAGTGTCACCAGCAGTAGGATTCTGCTGTAGAGCATATGTACCAGTTGCGTTGGTAAGCGCAGTAGTTACCAGGCCATAGACGCTGGTAATCATTACTTCGCCACCAGCAATAGTGAAGAGCGGAGTCGTAGGGTTACCGGAGATAGCTCCAGTAGCCTTGGATGCCGGACGTCCTAGTGCGATGTCTCTTACCTGAGAACCCTGAATCATTACAGTCATGTCAGGCTCCTTATACGATCAGAGATGGTAGGTTGGCAGGTGTGCGCTGTGGGTGAAGCTTAGTCACAATAGCTGTAACCGTACCTGTAGAGGTAGATGCACAGCTTACGAAGGTCTTGCCATCGGATAGCTGCTCAGCATTGATAGTGATAGCGACACAGTCAGCGGATGCTACATAAGCAGATCCTACAGCCTGAGTAACCTTGGTCCAAGCTCCGCCAATACCGTTAGATGTGTATACATCAGTGATCTTGGCAAGTACAGCAGAACCAGATCCACCAGCAACGGCTGCTTCACTGACTGTGTAGGTGTCTCCACCAGACTTGTAACCAATGAAAGTAACGCATTCTCCAGCCTTCAAGTTAACGAAGACAGCATCCGCTACCTGTACTACATTGAAATCACGCCCTACGGCGGTTCCATTTGTTCCGGCCATAATGGCCTCCTTGTCTATTCTTAATAGGGGGTTTATTGCCTATTAGAAAAGAAGGGAATAGGGTTTGAATGCTATTCCCTTCTCGACTAATTCTTAGCGAGCACCAAGCTTAACAACTGGGCTAAGCGCTGGTCCATTGTTCTTAGGTGTGATTGCACTGTTCAGCCACAGCTTACCATCCACACGAGAGATTACCTTGAAGGCAGTCTCGTCAGTCTGGAACTTGAAGTGAGGAGAAGAAGTGGCAGTCATCATCTGACGATCACCGATAAGGTAGTACTTGAGGTCAACGAAGGTAAGGTCACCAGCGTCTCCCAGCTTAGGAGCCTTCTCAGTGAAGATTACTGGACGGCCAAGGATCGTCATAGGAGGACCCTGTACACCGTTGTTCAGCCATACAGCAGATCCACCAGTACCAACAGACAGAGCCATTGTTGCAAGCTCAGGGAAGGTATCAGGAGAAGCAAGCCATACAGCAGATCCCAGAGAACCAGGAAGCATACGGGCATACATCTTTACGACGTTCTCCCATACGATAGTGTCGTTTGGCTGTCCGCTTTCCTTGGTAACAGATACACCAGCGTTAGCATTGTAAAGACCCTCTGGCTGTCCAACGCCATTACCGTTAAGGAATGCGTCGTCCTCATAGAATGCCAGTGCGGCAGGGAATGAAGACTGAAGGAATGCCTCGAAAGCAATACCGTCTGCAAGAAGCTCGTTAGGAACCTCTGTGTAGGCAGTCAGCTTGTGAGCGTCCAGTACAGTACGTGCGAATGTAGGGTTAGAAGCGGTAAGCGCTCCACTCTCCTCAGTCCAGTAAGCGGTGATTCCACCGAATACAGAGCTGACGTTGGAAGTAGAGTCAACAGATGGAAGCAGGGTACGAGGAGAACTCATAGGAATAACTGTTGCACGTGGACGAACAACACCATTCTCAAGGCTCAGGCTTAGCAGCTCAGAGCGCATTGTCTCAGGTACAAGGAATCCACCAGAGGCTCCGTCGTTGGAGCTTACAGCGTTACGTACGCGCTGTAGCTTAGCCATAACGTCTGGAGTACGCTCAGTGTTGTGATGAATGGTCTGGAAGTAGTCAGCTACTCCCTCGAACTCACTCTCAATCTTTGCTCCTACAGCCTTTGCGTTGAAGACAGTGGCGTTTCCACCATTACCCGGACGGAAGTTAAGAGCGTCCTTGGTAAGCTTCTGCTCGTTCTTGTTAAGAGTATCGAAGAGAATGGACTTTACCTGTGTGTCGATCTGCTCAGTAATGGTCTCGTCCTTGGTACGGACAGCAGTTCCATATGCCTTGACAGCCTCTCCTAGCTGACCGTTCTGGACCAGCTCACCTGCCTTGGCAGAATCGGACAGCATGTCAAGAAGCTCAGACTGAGTAGTCGGAATTACTAGCTTAGACATTAAAACCCTCCTTTAGGGCTCGAATTAGGGATTCAGTATCAATAGCGTCCGAGATCTGAATCCCGAACTTCTTGGCTGCCTTCTTGATTTTGGTCTTGATAGTAGCCAATTGTTCTGAAGAATACTTTGATGCATTCTCAGACTTGTTGATGTACGACCATGCGGAACGTACATGCTCTTCGTTATCTACAGGATAGCGCTTTTGTCCATCCTCTTGATAACCCGGATCAGCGTACTCGACATCTCCATAAGGTTCTGTCTTTGGCTTATCCGCATTCTTTGGTGCAGGAGCAAAGGAGCGACCTGCGTAGTTGAAGATCTGTAGATCCGATACATTACGGAATGCCTTCTTAGAGGTAACAACCTCATCAGCCAGTCCTACAGCTACAGCTTCCTCTGCTGAGTACCAGGTCTCGTCTCTCATAGCGTTACGCCATGTACCGATATCTCCACCAGCACGCTCCGCATACACAGAGGCGATGTTGTTAGAGGCACGGTCGAGAGTATCAACCATACGTACGAGATCAGCAGCATTGCCTTGTAGCTGTACATGACCATCATGGATCATGAACTCAGCATTCTTAGCCATACGTACCTTGTCTCCTGCCATTGCGATGACAGAAGCAATAGACGCAGCAAGCGCATCTACAGTTACCGTTACTTCAGCGGGATGTTCCTTCAATGCCTGGTAAATAGCGAATCCCTGGAATACCTCACCGCCTACTGAATTGATATGTACATCTAGTTTATCAGACTTAATGGCATTCAGTTCATTCATAAAATCTTGTGCCGAAATGCCGTACCCACCCACCTCATCATAGAGATAGATGGAAGGAGTGGCATCAGCCTTGTTGGTAATCTCATACCACTTGGTCATCTGGTTCTCCATTCGCAGTGGTAGTAGGAGGAATAGGAGGGTTGGGCAGATTGTTCTTCTGCTCCAATTGTACAGGCTTATTGTGTCCCATTGGTGGAAGTTCTACAACTTCAAGAACAGCAACAGGATCATAGCCTGCATCAACCAGTGTTTTAGCCGCATTAGCTCTGGCAACCAGAGATGCATCCTCTAGTTCACGGTCATCTGGTTCAGGAGAATCATAATCGAATTCCACTCCCATTCCTGATGCACCGAATAGAGGAAGCAGATCGTTATTCAATGCCTGCTTAATACGTTCCAGTCTTGGCTTCAGCAGTGATCGTGCATACATAGTCTCGGAAGCCACAGCATTAGCACGGTTAACATCAGTCACATCACCAAGCTTGAACTTAGGGAAGCCGAATGCCTGAAGGATCTGAGTAGCAGATACCTGTCGTAGCTCAGCGAACTGAAGATCACGCATGTTGATAGAGTATGGTACCCACTTCATTCCACCTTCCAGGATGGAAGCCACGTGAGCGTTCTGTGTACCCTTGTGCTGCTCTCTCCAACGGAGCATAAGCTCTTGGAAGTGCTCGTCACTCAGTCTGTCTGGTACTTCAATAACACCACCAGGGTTGGCTGAGTTCTTGAAGAAGTTACGATTCCATTCAGCAGCAAGACGAGATGAATCCAGATCGGTAAGGATAGATGATACTGGTCCTACTCCTCTGTACAGGTTAAGAGGATCAGGCATTCTCAGCCCGATTACATCTTCTTTGTCCAGTGGAATCTTCATACCGTCTGGTGTTGTGTACACATATCCAGTAAGGAACTCAGTAGTATCCACAGAAATGGATACACGGTCTGGTCTCAGAGGCCATAGCTGAAGAGGCATTGCAGCAAAGTCTGATGATGCTACCTGTAGCCAAGCTTCACCAGTCAGATCAATGTGCTGCTGAATTACTTCAATGAATTCCTGTCGTGTCATAAAGGGATTAGGCTTATTCAGTAGCTTTAGTGCAGGATGATCAATAACTTCTACCCTGTCTTCTGTCTTACTATTGCCGTCAGTCTTACGATATAGCTTCCAACAGACTGCTGATGTGTCATTAGCCAGTCTATTCACCACAGCAAAGAGTGTACCCACTGAGGAGTACATGTCCAGAGGAGTAGTTGTAGAGCCCTTCTTGGGCATCTGGAACAGCTCTGTCATAGGGGAGTTCTGTGTCTGTGGTACTGGTGAAGTATTTCTCAGAGCCTTACTAACGGCGCTGATAAGGCTCAATCGGTTCGCCATCTGGCTCTCCATTCTGTGTAATTAGCCATGAAATAACCATTGCGGCTATTCCCAATGCAATGAATCCTAGTGGAATTGAGAAGAGGAATACCCCAATTACCATGAATAGGGGGCCAATTACATCAAGAATTGAAGCCACCTTTGTACGGTCTTGTCCTAGTTTAGCAATTCTTCCTAGAATGGAAGGCAGCCATTTCCTATTCTTATTCATTTTACACCTTCCATTCTAGTATGTAATGTGTCTAATACGCGCATGTGCACGTAGATCAAGATGAGCAACCATGTATCTCATAGCATCCATACCATGGTCATTGGTCTTCTTGGGTGCATCCTTATCTGTATTCCAGATGTAACCAACGATCTCTTCCAGTGAAGAAGCTGGTTGCTTTGCTGAATCCAATAGCGGATCTCTGCGTACCAGTGCATCTCTACAGAAGTAAAGGCGGGGCTTTCCGTCTGGTTGTACTCTGAGGCGTTCAGCTACGGCCTGAATACCATCGGACACAGTCTTCTTTGCTGCGACAGTACCCATACCAAGATGACGTTCAAGGGTAGCTCTGTCCTCTGCGTCATGGTCACAGATGATATAACGAGGCTTAGGCTCTCTTTCTCTTCCCTGTGCAAGGATAGTCTTGGCATGATCTTCTACCAAGCCCTTGGTTGCATACAGCTCACGGTACAGATACAGTCTTCCATCATGATCCTCTGCCCACCACTGACATACGAATGGATTAGTGAATCCAAAGTCGATGGACAGATAACGTGTCCAGTCATGAGGTGGCTCATCAATGTGATTGAAGATATGTACTGAAGGATCGTAGCCTTCATATACCAGTCCTTCTGCTGCTGCCCAGATTCCCTTTCTAAGACGTTCATATCTTACACCTGTGAGATTGTCCAGAGCTTGCATATACGCAGCTCCTACAGCCGTATGAAGCCCTGTACGAGGGTCAAACAGTAGAGGGTTGTCCTCGTGTCTCGAAGGAATAGACTTAGTCTGTCCTCTGTCACATCTGACCTTTAGCCAATGAGTAGGCATATCCGGATTACAGTCAGCGATCAATTGCTGATAAGGAATCTTTCCATTACGAAGACGAGTAGTCAGTGACTCCCAGTCATTCTCTGTCAATTCAGTAGCTTCCTGTGCATAAACAATATCGTATTCAGTGGACATTACCTTTAGAGCTTTATCCATTCCACCCAGTACAATACGGCTGCCATTCTTATAGCGATAAGATGCAGGTTCCCTGGTAGATCCACCGAAGAATACTACCTCACCTGTTGCCAAGTGTTCCTTGGCCACATGAGATTCGTATGTCTGAATACCAGAGCCAGAGAGGGACACGAGTGTCTTACGTACCATGAGAATACGTGCGTCAGGATACTTCATGGCCAGTAGGTGTAGCTTCTCGATACATGCTCTGGACTTACCCGTACCTGCTGCGCCCTCATAGAGTACTTCAGGATCACGGGAATAGAATAGTTCCACTGCATTGCCAAATGGTTGATAATGATGAATAGCCATTCTATTCCCTTTCTCCTCTAAACCTTATCGATATCAATTCCTGTAATTCGGTATTCAGCTACTTCAATAGCAAGCTTAGTCTGCAATTCACCAAGCTCTTCTGCCACAGAATTCAATAGCCTGTCAATTACCTCTGCATTACGAGCAGAAGTCTTCTGGTCCATAAGCTCTTCAATCTCAGTCTGTCGTGTGGCCAGGCGATTATACTTCTCTGCCACCCACAGTGCTGCATATTCCTCAAGCAGCTTTTCTCTCCGAGCTTCGATAGCCTCCTGATGGCGCTTCTTGAACTTGGTAATGGCAGGCTGGCTCACACCATAATCTTCTGCCAAATCTCTTTGTGTCTTCTCATCAATAGCCAGATCATAGATGAGTTTTACCTTGGTCCATTCATTCGTAAGAGGTCTTGTACTGTGATTACTGGAACCTTTACTGACTTCTGTTACGTCGTCTTCCACCAGTTCTCAACTCCTTTCTGAGGGTTTCGGCTAGATGCTTTGAGGATCTGGGGTCTGCTGCGTACTCACGTAGTAGAGTATCGATCTTCTTTTCCATTGTAGTCTCCTAGGGATCTGTAGTAATCCTGTACTATGTACATAACACCATTGTACATTACTAGAAGCAAAGCTTCGTTATCATGAGGAGAGAGAAATGGTTATTGTTCCGGCAACAGTGCTACGACAGAAGATGGCTGACTACCTCAAGCTTGTCCAGGAGGGAGAAGAAGTAGTAGTCCATAAGTACGGTAAGGCTATTGCTAAGCTCGTACTAGTAGAAGAGCCTTCACTCCGTGGGCCCGAAAATCCCTCTGGGGAATAGCAAAGAACCCCAGCCCGTCCAAGAAGGATGAGATGGGGTTCTTTAGAATGTGGGTGTCCTACGTCCACGGTTCTGTTGTCTATTGAAAGGGTCCACACCCATATCGGTGGACGTCCAGGCAATATATACAGTGTAACAGACTTACTTCTGATTCTCAAGATGCCACTTCTTACAACGATGACAGTGAACAGCCTTCGGTTCCTGCTTGCCTTTTGACTGGACGAGAAGCTTTCCGGCCGCTAGTTTGGCCGATAGTTCGTCCTTGTACCCCTTGGGGCATCCCATGATCTCTCCCTATGTTAGTAGAAGCGGCAGAAGGACTGCCAGTAGGGCAATGATAGTAGCTGTGGTGGGGATAGTCCATACCTTCTTCTCCAGGAGCCGAATACGCGTCTCATGGTCGTCGTGCGCCACTAGGTGGGTGGTATAAGTCTGGTTGAAGTGATCAAGCTTGGTCTCGATACGAGTTAGTGATGCAACGAGTTTGGGATCATCCATCGCGTCCATCATCAACTCCTTCCGGTCTTGTGGGTTAAATGTACACTTCAAGTATACCTGGTACCCGACTTTATAAAGATTTTACTAGTTAGAAGGGTCTGATTACTACCTACCCAATCCTATGTGCTATACTGGTACTAAGACCAAGAACAACACTAGGAGATACCATGCTAGAAGTATTCGCAGATGCCACGTTGCCAAGCGGAGCCAAGATTCTATGGATGTACATCATGCTTTACGGAGGTGATGGTGCCTACACTGCTACGCACGAAGAACTAGCCGCAGGAACAGGACTAGGAAGATCTTCTGTTATCCGCTGCGTCAAGGTTCTTGAGGCCAAGGAACTGGTAACGGTACAAAGAGCATCAGGTGGCGCTACATCTAACATCTACTTTGCCCACCTACCCAAGTAAAAAGCGGCCCTCCCCCCAAGGAAAGACCGCTTAATCACACCAACGAAAGAAGCACTAACATGTCTAGACGTACAGCACCTACTTCACCCTCTAATTATACCTCGGATGCCGCCAAGGATACTAGCGTGAAGTACAAGATGTTTCATGCCGTGGCTCTCAGCGAACTGGCTGTGGGTAACAAGGCACTACTGCACTTCCTGATTGTATGCTGGAACCAGGAGACTGGCAAGCTGAATCCAGGAGTAGCAAAACTGTCAGCAGCCAGAGGGATTGAGAACGCCAAGAACTTTAAGGGCGTCGACAAGTACCTGCCAGGACTTGTTACTGTACACAAGAGTCCGGGCTTTGGCAACTCCTACTCTCTGAACATTCAGATGATTCTTGAACTCCCTCCAATGAAGGTAGCCACAGACAAGTACCGCAATAACCCTTCTGTGGAAGGGGTCAACAGTAGTAACTCAACTACCCCCCTTCACAGGAAGGGTACCCCCCCTTCACAGGAAGGGTACTACCCCCCTTCACAGGAAGGGTACTACCCCCCTTCACAGGAAGGGTCTGAAAGAAAAGAAGAAAGTAAAGATAGAAAGAAAAACGAAAACGGCATTGACCAGGGAGTTACTTATGTAGACCAGGAAGAAGTCTTGGCAGATACTAAGTCTTCCCTGGTAGAAGAAGTTCTTTCCTCTGGTGAATCTAAGAGAGTCTTGACTGAAGAGATTGAGATCTTGGGAATCCTTGGTCCTTCCCTGGTAGACGAAGTCACCGCTAACGCGGCTCCTTCTGTTTTTCCTCTGGTGAAGACTAATGTCCTTGATGATCTTGAAGACCTAGTAGTTTCCTCTGGTAGTCAGGGAGTCAACGAAGTTGATCTTGACAAGGTAGAGGTTACTCCTGGCAAGACTAAGAAGACACGTGCTTACTCATGGGTAGTAAAGAAGAAGGACGAGCTTTCTAATGTCAACGAAGTTGATCTTGGTAAGTCGGATGCCACAGATGCCTCTCTAAGCGCCACAGGCGCAGAGGATGAGGCGAAGGTCAAGGAGATCCCAGCAAAGCCTGAGAGACCCCTTTATGTTGATCCTAACCGTAGTCCTTACGATGACGACGATGACTACGAGGATCGTAGAGGAAGAGCCTTCAAGGCTTACGTCAAGTACACGATGCCTGGGTACACACAGAGACTCTCTGACTGGGAGAAGAAGTACGGTAACCAGCCACTACTACCTATGTCACCAGGAGCACAGGCTCTTCAGGCTGGTCACACGAAGATTCAGAAGCACAACTACTAAGAAAGGCAACAACATGACATACAAGGCAGGTACGTACTCCATGAACGAAGGAGTCATGACCTACACAACACTTGACGGGGAGACCGTGGAAGTAGATGATGACCCATTTGAAGGAGCAACCTTTGATGTGTACCGTCAAGGACCAAAGCTCAATCCTGAAAAGGTACGTGAGATCCGTAGCGCTTACGCTTCTGGTAATGTCACACTAGCTTCTCTGGCTGATGCTTACAGTGTTACCACGTCTACTATCAGTAACGTCATCAATGGAGTTACCTGGAAAACCGTCGTGTAACTCCAAAGACAGTCGTATAGGCAGAAGAGCCCTTTACCAAGATTTTACCTAGTAAGGGGCTCTTCTGCTTCACATGTAAGAAGAACCATGCTATACTGATATTAATGAAGCAAGAAGAAGCTACTAAGGAGTTAATTATGGCTAGACCATTGATGATCAGTAAGACCTTCCGTCTAAGAGAAGACATCGTAGAGCAACTGAGCGAAGAAGCCAAGAGACTTGAGACTTCAGAAGCAACCATCATGAGACAAGCACTGACTCAGTACCTCAATCCAGAGATGAAGTCCAAGGGCTTTGGAGCCTGGAAGAGAGAAGTACCAGTAGTACCCACCATTCGTTAGTAAACGAAAGAAGGTCCCTAGCAGGAACTAGGGACCTTCTGGACAAACCATTTCAGCAATTAAGGATGTAAACCAATGACTTCAGTTCAATACTACCACAGCCTCATCGAGAAGGACGACGACCTGATCTGGGGAGAGATCAATGATCATCTCTTTGGTAATGACTTCGATGATGACCTTGACAATCGTATCTTCAACAACTGGGAGCACTGATGGTGGGCCGTTCTATCAACACCAAGATCGATAACTCTCCCAATGGAGAACTTCTCTGCGGATGCTACTCATACACATCAGGCAAAGACACTGTGTATCACCACTGCAAGACACATTGCTACTCACACAGACCATGGTCCAAGGGATCTACACACTGTAGAGGATGCTGACATGGATCTTACAGAGAGAATCCAGCAGCTCTTGTCAAAGGCAAGACATCCTAGTACCATCAACAACCGTCTGGAGATCAGACAGGAGATCCAGAGACTACAGCAGTTGAGATCACAGGCGGAAGCTGATACTGTACGTCCAACGAACCCCAAGACCTAGGAGAAACCAATGAAGCGTCCCAACCCTTTTCTCGTGGCTGTTGTCTCAGGTGTTATCGGAGCCCTTGCGGTTCTTGGAACCCTGAGTGTAACGGAAGAGCCTAATAGGGCTCAGGAGTGTCTGTACGCCGCTGTGAGCGCCTATCCCAGCCTCCCTGTTACAACCTCTCCACTGGAGACTCTGGACGTCTGTAAGGGCCTCTCAGGCCCGCAGAAGCAAGAGCTTAGGGTTATGGTGAACGGCTTCCTGGAAAGCGCACTGATCAAGAGCAGTTGAACGACGAAAGACCCCTTACTGAAATTAATCGGTAAGGGGTCTTTCTTAATCTCTAGGAGATTACTACTCTTCTATTCTACCTCATCTGTCAAGTAATTTCTCCAGCCGTTACAACAACGGTAGCTCCAGCAAGTGCCAGTAGTCCATTGTTCTGTACTGTGACGGTTACTGTATTGGTATCTGTGATCGCCACAGAAGTGATAGCCAGACTTCCCAGTAGAGAAGAGGCCCCTGCCAGTACCGCAGATGCTTCATAAGAAGTACCTGACATCGTAGTGTCCAGGTCTACAGCTACGTTAGCAGAGGCAGATGCGAGGATATTAGGAGTCAGAGCGTATCCGGAAGCCAGTACGAGTACAGGTGGTGAAGGCAGCTCTACGAATTGTGAAAGGTAGTTAGCGTTGGACCATCCTTGTGGGTCCTGATCAGATACCTCGAACTTGGTGAGCCAGCCATTAATGTCTACGTGGTTGACTGACTCCTCAAAGTTCTCCCAGGTGAGAGTTGTACCTGTGTCAGAGATCAGTGTAACGGAACCACTGAGCCATGTGTCAATGATGTAAGACCCGTTCGTTCCATCGTACTGAATGGATTCCCGGTAAGGGACTACTAGAGCCATATTGTATTCCTTATCCGATTCTCTGGTATCTGAACCAGGAATCTGTGTAGACGACTGTTTCTGTTGCGGATGACGCGTTAGGATTCCATACGAATGTGTGGTTCCCAGCCGTTCCTCCATTGCGGATGATTCCCTGAATAGGCGCGCACATGGCCGCATTGGTCACACCATAATACGTGCGAGCCTGAGCAACGTCATTGGACTCAGTACGAATACTGTAACCAGTCGTTGCGGACACTCCTGATGTTCCTGATCCAGGAGCAAGTACTCCATACTCTCCAAGGCACCCTGAGGGTACCGTGAAGTCGAAAGCGATGTCAACAGCGGGGTCAGCGATGTACTTGATCATACCGTCGAATACATAGGTAGCATTTGCTTCCAGTGTAAAGAACAGCTCCGCATCCGCTGTAGGGGTAGTGGTGTTGATTCTTGATTCGTCAGCCGTCTTACGGACAACCTTTGGGATCATAGCATTCAGCTTATCCGCTGTAATGTCTTCACCACTACCCCACGTTGGGTAACTGTCAGCCATATTTAACTCCTTATGTGTAAGTAATTCCTAGAGCAGTATAGCTCTTCTTGTACAATTCTACCGTTTTACCTGTGACATGTGTCTTTACCACGCCATTTACTGAACGGGTCACATTCAATGTCTGATTACTCAAGGCGTTTGTCTGTAGGTTATCCCATGAAAAGACCACAGGAAGGTTGGAAGTAGCAGAAGAAGTAACACTTCGTACTCCCACTTGACCTGATGCGGTCAGTGCTGAATCAGTAGCAGAGATAGTCCAGCTACCTGGCTCTGAGTAGCCCGTTCTCCAAGCCTTGGCCTTGAGTGTTGTACCAATACCCTGGATACGAACAGTGAACTGACGAGCCGCAGCATGAACTTCATCGAGTACGAAAGTACCCAGTACGCCATCCACACCAGCTACACGCTTACGCAGGGTAAGAGTAGCCACCGCAGTAGTAGCGAACTCCAGTCTTGCGTAGTACATGTTATTGGTATCGGCCCATCTTCCTACAGCATAGGCGAAGAGGCTTCCTCCAACTGCTAGCTTGTCTGTTGCCACGGTTACCGTAACGTCGAAGTCAGCGTTATTGTATGGAGTCGCCACAGTACTCTGCATAGCCGTATTGGCTACTGTCTGAGCATGAGTACCCACACCAGAGCCTACATCGTAGTCAGCAGCGGTTCCACCTGTGTTGGTGTATGCCTGTCCTGTATCCGCAGATCCCCAGGTATTGACTGAGGTACGGGCAAAGGTATCTGTTACCTGAGCAACAGACGTACAGGTCATTCTCTCCCCGCCAACAACGATATCGAAGTCAACACCACTCTGAATCCAGTATGCCTTGTCAGTTGTAGTGCTGACATCAATAGCAGTCTCAGTGGTATCAAGAGCCTCAGCCGTTACAGATACGAGACTGTCAGCCTTACTACTGGTTGTAGCTGTAGTAATCATTGTCTGTCCCAGATCAAAGACAGATCCGGGAATGGTGTTGAAGACAATGCTGTGCTGGAACTGATCGAATATTTCAGTGTATCCAGCAATGATCAGACTCATGTCATCAGGCTGTAGGCGTAGTGGCACATCTTCCAGTGCGATCTTATGACCAATGTCAGCCTTAAGGAAGCGGTAGATCATATCGGAATCTGCACTGATACGAGGATTCTCCAGAGCAACAGTGATCGTATCTACTCGTAGATCGTCATTCGTACCCACGAAGACTCTCTGTGTGGTCTGGTACGGAAGGTCTCTGTCTCTGTAGAGGGAGATAGTCTTCTGATCTCTGTATCTTCCAATTCCATCAGGAGGAGAGAGAACAGAACGCTTACCACTTGTCTTGACGTATCTGCCCTGAGTACCGAACTCCTTCTCTACAGTGATGTCATTGATACTTCCACGATTATCACGGTAAGGAGAGAAGTTACCAGAGAGATCATTACCCTCGTAGCTCAATGTCAGCATAGCTGGCTGATTGGCCATAGAGGCAGACGTACGATAACCCATACCTACCACCTGACGTGGCTCGTATACGTATCCCATATCCACATCCTGTACTTCCTGAAGAAGAGCTGGATAAGACGTAGCTCCCTGAATACCCATCTCAGGACCACCACTACCGATGTTGTAGTTGATGATCTCTTCTTCCCATGTCAGACGCTCTGCTCTACGTGCTGCTGGCTCTCGTCTCCACGCATCCATAGGAGTAGTGAACAGACCATCGTACATTGCGGAACCGTAAGGATAACCATCTGAGTACACACCGTCAAAGGCTGCCACTTGTCCAAGATACACACCATTCATCAGCTTGTTAGGGCTAAGGCGTACCTCGTAGATTGATCCTGTAACGGTATCAGCTCCAGCCACAAGTGCCCCAGTGTCTACCCATGATCTGTTTGACTGGTTCTCATAGAGAAGGTTGTAGCCTGCCAGCCATCCTGTGATAGCGATACGGTTGTGCTTGCGATTCATAGGTACAGACAGAGAACCTGAGGTACCTACCTGAACACCAGCAGCATCATGCACGGTAAGAACCAGAGTGTCTGTTGCTGAATAGGTAAGACGAACAATACGGTCAAGTCCTGTCTGACGTACCTCAGCAATACGTGCGCCATTGGTAATACCATCGGGAGCATAGATGATAAACTCTGCTACCCAGGAACCTGTTACCGCCCCTGTTACAGGGAAGATAATCATGGAGCCTGTATTGAACTTAGCGGTGCTCTTGGAGCCGAAGAAAGTGGTATCCGAATTGAATTCCACTGTCCCTGTGACAATTCCAGGACGCTGGTCAACTACACCTGAACCTGACTGTTCTGCCGGATCGGCATCAGTATCCACACCTGGAAGAGCATTGTCCTCCATAGGCCAGTACGCTACAGGATGAATAGGTCCAAAGACTCCTCCACCTGCTTCACCAGGAGTGAAGGCAAGTACTCCAGCAGCAGCCGTGTAGTTACGGTACAGAGATGAGTTCTCCTCTGGAGATCCCTGCTGTACGCGGTTCAGCAATCCTGTTGATTCCACATCCACGTACATGTAGTCACGCTTGTTATCCGCTGGCTGAGGCCAAGAAGTGATCTCTCCGTGATGACGGTACTTACGGTTGTGACAAAGTACGTAGCCATACGCAACCCACAGATGGCTCTGAGAGTCGCTGAAAGAACGGGTACCAGTAGTCTGTGCCGTGAAGTCACAGGAGGCGATTACAGAGCCACTGAGGCTTGTTCTCATCTCCATTCCATAGATACGTCCACGTGTAGGATGCCAGATAGGTTCGTTTACAGTGATAGAACTAGGATCTCCAGGATCATTAGTAGTAACGTAAGACTTGTTCTGAATGAAGTCTTCGTGATACTGAGCCTTGTTGTCAGAGTAGTACGTGGAAGGGAAGCCATCAAGGATAGGCTCAGTCATTCCTACAGTCAGAGCAGTCAGGTTATCTGAGTTGACTGACGTAGTACCTGCTGTAACAACAGAAGAACCAAGCTGAGTCCATGAACCAGAAATAGTATCCGCTGTGTAGAAGGTCACGGTATGTCCAGAAGCACCATTGTTGACGTCCAGTCCTACACGTAGAGCCTGACGGATACGAGTACCCACAGCCTGAGTAGCCATGACATCATGAGCAGCATTGAAACCTCCTACGCTTTCCACCCAGTAGAGGTGTGGGAATCCCTTGAAGTCGATGTAGAATGTCCATCCTGCTGAGGTAACACCCAGTCCTCCACCAGGAAGCAGGGAGTGCTTGGCAGCAAGAACCTGATGCATCTTCCAAGTCTCTGGCTCCACATCTACTCTTACGTCCAGGTCTCCTGCTGTATTCAGAGCAGCAGCGTGAGAGGTACGGAAACGGGATACATCCTTGGCTACGTTATTGGCCACATCGTAGTATCCAAGAGTTTCCATAGCCACAGTTCCGTAAGCCTTTGAGATACGGCAGGGAACAGATAGATTCAGATATGGGTAATAGGTACTTGTAGGGTTCAGCACAGAATACTTTGCATCCTGATTATCCAGACGGAAGGTAGCTACAGAAGGATTGACCTGTCCTCCCTGTGTAGATGTTCCTCTGGTTACCTGTACGCCATTCTCGTACTTGACGTCACCGGTAACATCAGTCCATGTTCCATTGATCTCAAGCTCCACTACGTTACCTGTAGAAGCCCATGATTCATTAGCAGGTACGGCATCTGCTACGAAGAACTGCCACACCATGGAATTGGTGATGGAGTTGGTAGGGTTGGCAACCCATGAACTTGCTACACCAGCAGTAGAGAACTCAGTAGCACCTGACTGTCCACGGTACTGAGTAAGACCAGAGTCTCCAGACACTACATCGAATACTTCAGTCGCGCCAGTCCATGTAACTGTGTCGGAGGTGGTGTCTCTCCAGGTATAAACAGAGTAACCGATACCATCACGAGAAGGAGCAATAGGCATAAAGCCTGACTCCCAGGGATCTGTAGATCCTCCACCAGTGAAGGACCATGTGTAGGAATCCAGTCCACCATGACCGGAGAACGTAGTAATGGACACACCGATGGTTCCTCCACCAGCACCAGGCTGGAAGGACCATACATAGGTGGAAGGCTCTGAAGCTCCTGCTGTCTTGATGTAGGCACGGCTACGCAAGGCTGTTGAGTCATCATCAAAAGCCAGAAGTGTCCATCCTGTTGGAGCTGTGAATGTGTCGGCCGTATATCCATGTGTGACAGCAATCATCAGATGCCCATTTAGGGTACCTGTTGGCTTGTTGACGGTTACGGAAATGGCATCGGTATTATTGGGGCTAACGGCTGTGGCGGACGCCACTACTGCAACCATAGTCATTCTCCTTAAAGTAGTAGAGGGAGAAAGCCCTAAGACTCTCTCCCTCTATTCTAACGTATATTGTACATTTATGTTCCTAGCACTACCTGTACGTTTCCTCCACGCTTACGAATGGTATTGCGGAAAGGATCGATAAGCATCTCAGCAAGCTTCTCATTACCGAGTTGAATAGTGATGTGCTGCATACCAGAACCTCCACCTCTCTGTCCCATGATCGTACGAGAAGAGTCATTGCTTCGTACTCGGGAACCTGGTGGCATATCAACGATCTCAGGACCATTCTCACCAACAAGTACCTGGTTGGATCTAGGACCACCGTTAGCGGCAGCACCAATAATTCCACCATGAGCAAATCCCAGCATACTCAGTGCCTTCTTGGCACCTGATACGAATACCTTCACACCGATGGAGACTGTCTTACCCACAAGGTTTCTAATCTTGGAGATGACGTTACCTACTGCGTTAATAGCTGAGGAAGCTCCTCGTACGCCAATAGAGACTGTCTTACCAATGAAGTTACGGATCTTATTGATAGCGCCACCAACAGCGCTTACAACGCCTCCTGCACCTCTCTGAAGGATTGATACTGTCTTACTGTTGAACTTGCGAATCCAATTGATAGCTGAAGTTACCCAGCCAATTACTGTAGAAGCACCCTTCTGGAAGAACGATACAGTCTTGTTCTTGACATTCTTTACCCAGTTGATAATTCCCTTTGCCCAGTCAATAACAGCTTGGGCACCCTTCTGGACAAAGTTGATTGTCTTTCCCACGATACGTGCGATCCATAGAACAATCTGCTTAATCTGATCTACAGCGGCAGGAGCCTTACTGATAATCAGGGTAAGGAACTGTGCGATATAGCTGATTACCTTAGCCAGTAGTGGATACATGAACTGAATGTACTTTACATAACCCTGTAGAAGTACCAGGAAGATAGGTCCAACAGCCTTACCAAGCTCTAGCAGAGCGGCACCCAGTTGCTTGAAGGAAGGCCATAGCTGTGCGAACACGGCGGACAGAGCAGTGATGACCTTGATACCCACAGGAAGCAGGGAGAACAGTGCAGAGATGACACCAACGAAAGCATCGACAGTATCCTTCTGCTGGAACTGCTTACCAAGATCTCCCATGGCTGCACCCAGATCTCCAAGAAGCTTGGTGAATACTGGACCCAAAGCCTTGATAAGACCGTTGAATGCAGTAGCCATAGGCTTAAGAGCTGGAGCGAATGCCTTGAATCCCTTCATTACAGCGTCAAAGAACGACTGCAATGCAGGAGCCATATCGGTAAAGATACTCTTCAGCATCGGTCCTGCGGCCTTGGCAAAGTCTCCTACTGTCTTGGCCACATGAACAAGCACAGGTTCCAGAGGCTTAGCAGCCTCAGTCAGTGTCTTACCAATCGTATCCTTCATCTTACCGAAGGCGTTCTGTACTACCTTGGCCTTCATAGCAGCCATGATACCGATACCGGCAAGGGCTCCGCCGACACCAAGGATGATAGCTCCACCCATAAGAGTAGCCAGCATAGGTGCAAGGACACCTACCAGCCCTGTGATACCCGCAAGAACATAAGGGTTGGAACCTGCGGAGCTTAGGGATTGTCCTAGTCCCTGAGAGATAGAGCTACCAGCACTGGCAAAGGCAGATCCCATAGAAGAAACCATGCTGCTGACCGCTCCACCGATAGAGCTTCGCAGAGATCTCAGAGAGCCAGCGATACCAGATGTGGCAGCACGAATGTGAACGGTTACTGTACTCGCCATTACTGGCTCCTTTCGTTAGTTGTAATCTTCGTATTCATCGTAGGACTCAGAACCCTCTGGCGTATCATCCTTACGTCCTCGGTTGTACACATGCAAGAGCTGGATTACCGAAGCATCCATGTTCTCAGCTACTTCAGGTGTGCAGTGGAACCACTGGCAGAGGTTGATAATCATCTCAGCCTCTACCAGTTCGTCCGGCTTTGTTACAACAGTTCCATCTGAAGTGACGGCATTGGGGAAATCTCGCCA